CAAGGCTAGGTGCATCTCCCCGAGTGCTACTCGGGTAAGAGTACACACTCCCTCAGAATGGAGTTGTTACGCTCCGTTCGGCCATCCCTAACAGGGATAGCCCCACCTCAAGTTTATGCTTGACGCTTGAGGACGTCCTGCGTACTGAAGATGGTTACTTTCAGTCAAGATGAAATCATCCCATTTCAGGGATTCCTCTTCTTGACGGTAACCTAAGCATTTCATCAGTGCGGCATCATCGTCGATCGGTGAAAATCGTTGACGATACTTCACGACAGCGCCCTTAACCTGAGGGCGGTGCAGCTTGGGACACATACGTCCAGTCTCAAAACCGAGAAAGGAGACGCGCCCTAGCACTGTTGATGTCTCGGTGACTGCCGGCATAGGGATAAACTCCGAAAGGAGTTCGTCCATATAACCAGCTGTCTTCCAGAGCCCCCGCTTGTAAGCGTGGTTCCGGAATTCAACCGCCGATACCATCTCAGACACATCACTACGTTGGGAAGGTAACGGACGACGAACGCGACACAAAGTCACGTCTTCGCCCGCGAAGTACTCCTTCCCGCAGGACTCTCTGAACTTACCCGTCCAGAAAGACTTGCCGTCGTTCACACGAAAGCCATACAGCTCAAGTGCATTGACGACGTAGCTGACCGAATCTACGGGGACAATAATGTCATCCCCATAGATCCTCACCCGCCCAATCAGTTCCATAATCTGGGACGTCTTGGAAAAGCGGGTATGCCAGGCATTTTGCAGCCCCACCAAGACTACGGTCAGGAAGACCATCGTCTCTACGGGAAAGCAAAGTGCAGAACCCATCGACGCGAACCTGTTCAGGGATACAATACCCTGTCCAGGCACATCCGCTCTGAGACTCCGAGAGGCCTGTACCAAATCATGAAGATCTGGATACGGCTCAAAGAGTTTCTTTACGAGCAGATTCGAGACACGATCGGACGCTTCGCTGAGATCCAGCGTCGCGAGAGCTCCAGTGATGGAGCCCTCGAGAGCCAAGAGCTGGTTAGGCTCCTGACTAGTATTGCCGATCAAGAGGGACAGATAAGTCTTGTCCATCTCCTGCTTAACACTGCGAGCGACCCCTTGCTGCATAAACTGCATGCAGGTGGGCTCAACTGCAATGATCCGCGGTGTGTCGAGTGTCTTAGGAACATCGATCACCCTGACGGGTAATTCCTGTTCCAGGCCGTGGAAGTTGACCTCTTCATACTTTCGAGTGGAATACATCCCACTGAAAGTCGCGTAGCGCCAGTACGGCGCCACGTCCTCGAGCCTTTCGGTCCACGTTGGATTGACGAACTTGCTGTTAGCAACAAGTCTATCCGCTGTGGCTCCAGGCCCGTGGGAAGGGTGCAAGTCGAAGTCGCGAACCTTGCGGTTCACTTGACTAAGAGGGATGCTGAATAGAAGCTTGGCAATCCGGGCGAACTCAGAGAGTTCGTTAGCCGAAATGCTTCGTTCCCATTCCCCAACTTCCATGTCAGACTTGACAAAGTTCTGGAAGGCAGTGTTCACCCTTTCGGGGTCACACTGTAGTTCGATCTTCTTGAACATCAGCGTTAACTGACGGACAGAACGGATCGCTTCCGTAGAAGGTTCGTCAAGCAGGCATCCGCTTGCGCGGTCGAAAATGAGGTCCATGAAGCCCCCAAGAAAAACAGGGGTCTTCTGCCTGCACCCAAAGGATGGGAACAGGTCGGGACTGGCCGCACCACGGTCAAGGGCTTTCTCAAGCCCCGAACCATAGCGAGGTAGGACACGAGTCAAAAACTCGTCTCCCTCATTCGCGACACGACGCGTGACCGTGTTAAAGTCACGCATGGTGTTTACCGAGCAGAAGCTCCCGACATCATCGAGAACTTGGTGGAAGAGTGTTACTAGGCTTTTCATGGTCCCTCCTTCACAAGGGGGTATCATCCGAGCCTACCACCAATGACTTGGTAGCTGACACTCTAGATCTCTCCGGGGGATACTCAAAACGAGTACCCCCCGGCACAGATACTACCGGTGGAGAGGAGTCCTAGGACTCCATCCCCAGAACCTTCTTGAGGTTCGCGTTCGTGCCGGCGGTAAGCCAGCCGAACGCACCGGTGCAGAGCTCGATGAGCTCAGCCTCTGTGAATCCAACAGCAGGCCGATCGATGGAGATGTTGATCACGGCTCCGATTTCCGACTTGACGTCGGTGAGCACGTTTGTCGACACCTTCGTACGACTAGCCTTGCTGAGACTCCGTCGACGCCCCTTGCCATTCTGGTGTGAAACCAGAAGAGCAACGGTGCCGTCAGTGCTAGAGTACTTTGCCTGGGTTACCCCAGTCTCAGTACGATAGAGCTGAACGGCCGAGCCGACGGTAATGGACTGTGGATCTGCAAGTGCCATGGTAGGCCCTCTTCCTGGTAAAACAGGTCCCCGATCGGGGGCCTGCAGGTGGAGAGCAACCCATCAGCGCAGTCGGGAGATTCCCAACGCACCGAGGATTGCAAGGCGATACGGGTCGAGTAGACTCGTCTCGCCAGAGCTCACGAACCCATAGGGATTCGCCCGAATCCTCCTCACAGATTTCGAGGAGTTGTAGGACGAGCAGTAGGTAATTCCATGATTGGAATACCCAGCTGCGAACTTGGTTTTCTGCACACAGAGACGAGTTACTGTCTCCATGGCATAGCCATAGTTCATCACCAGGTTGTTGTCATGGCTCAAGGTGGCGAGCTGTATCATCTCTCGCACATCTGTGAACCAGTCAATCAACCAGGACCACGGGGTTAGCGCCCACACTGAGGCGGGATCCAGTTGTAGACCAAGAACTCGGTCATACTCCTCTACATACTTCCCCAACCTTCCAAACAAACCGGAAGGCACAGGTAAGTAGTAGGTGAAGCTACCTTTAAAGTAGACTTCACGGGTCTCGCTCATCGTCAACTCGGAGATCGGCGGCACATTAGCGTTGATCCCAGCACGTAGTTCGTACGTGTTGGTAGTACTCAGACCACCCAGGATGGGGAAACGGTTAAAACCGAACCCAGGTCCAGCAAGAACGGATCCCTGCGTGTTCAGCTCGTTAGAGCTGAAGGTCTTTGTACGAGACTCTAATGGAAGCGATCTTCCCCTTCTGGTGAATTTCCCAGACTGCTTGCGAAGTTGCAAGTAGCGCTGAGAGACGTCCTTGAGAACGCTTGCGATCTCAAGACCGTCACCAACGGTAGGTATCACACCGAATGCTAGATTTAGCCATTCGTCTCCTCCTGAACTGAAATCTCTCATTGCTAAGAGAGCTCTTCCAGGGATACGAGGGACATCGCCGAACAATTCAGCGATGAACTGTGATACATCAACCTTGGGTTGACCAGGAGCAGCACGCTGGTAGAGGACCTTTGCATCGCTAATCAGTCGATCAGCGGTGGGCAAAGGAATGGGAGTCGCAACGGAAAAACCGTTGGGAACGATATCTGACATCGGGAAAAGTTCTTGCCCGAGTGGTACAGATGCCCCATGGGTGTAAATAGGGCCCCCTCTAACGTCAGACCCCGAAGGGCGAGACGTAAAGCTGCGTGTCTGTCGAAGGCTGGTGCCGACTTTATTGGTTACCGTAGAAAACGGGTGACCAGTGTCGACAAACCCATGGACTTCATAGTCCGTAGGTTCCGCGAGGCCAGCGGCTTCTAGATTGAGCAGAAGCCTGCTACTAGGATTGAGATATTCCTCAAGTGGGTTCGACCTTGCCAAGAAGGCATTGTAAGGGTCGGCCACGAGAGGATCAATCCGTTTGCCTTCAATACTATCCCGATACGAGATAGTACTCTGAGTTGATTCCCAACTACAACCACTGTACTGCTTAGCCCCCGTAGGGGTCCAGGCATCGTACGGCACACGCTTTGTACGCCGTGTACGTTGGTCGTAACCGGGAATGGGCATGATGTGATCCTTTGTCGTGAGTGAAACGCACATCCTCAGTCTATGCACTGCTTACCGTGCGGCATCTGGCCACACAAAGAGCAAGGGCATGCGTTGAAGGTTCCGGCAAACACCGGGAGGGGCCGCGAGGCCCCT